AATCATCTGACTTTTTAAATTTTTCGATGAAGTCTAAATTAAATTTGTATTGCTCGTCTGTTAATTGCATAATTTATATTTTCTTAAAAATTAATTTTGAATTTATCCCATTTCTAACAACAATCTTTTTCTCTTTGTAAAGTTCTGAAAGAAATACTCTTAATTCGTCACTTGTGATACCTAATTCATTCTTTAAATCTACAATTGGTAGTCCACACTTTCCATCGGTTAAATCGTGTCTTAAATCGACTAATTTGAGAATTTCAGTTTTCACTTAATTCCAAAGTTTAACAACAACCGCTAAAATAATAAAAGCAATTACCCAAGCGCCAACTTCAATCGCTACGTTTTCTAATGATTTTCTTCTATTTCCCATTTTAAAATAATGTTTTTACAATTAATAATCCAATTACTGCCCCACAACCTGCTCCCAAAGAATAGGTTAATTTTTGATTTATAGTCGATACAGATATTCTCGTAACGTTGTAGCACCATAATAAACTAATCAGCGCGCTAATTATAAAAATAGCAACATAGTTTAACTGAGTAATAAAATAAGTGTTTACGGCCACTAATCCGATTTGAGTGAAACTTGTAAAAAATGTTTTCATTTAAAAATATCTAAAAATTAATACTAAAATTATCCAAAATACCACGCCTAAAACCAAATTGAAAGCTCCCTGGCGATTTATGTCTTTCTTTGTGATTGTTTTCTTGTTTCTCATAAATTAAAAAGGAATGTCTGATTCATCATCATCTTTTTTAGGCATTGAATAATCAACTATGCTAAAAACTTCTTTCGGGTCCATTGTCGGAATTGCTTCGTTTCTCTTTTCCGGAACTGGCTTGTTTCTAAAATATCGCTGAGAAATATCATTTCCTAAATCTTCTAAATCCATAAATCTCATATATTTTAATTGGCAGCCAACTCGACAATATCCGGTTTCTCCATGACGATACTTTGCAACATCGATTTCAGCTTGGTCAGTTGTTGGGCCGGAATCATCATCATCCCATTCGTCAATTTTGTAATATTCCGGTCGATAAATAAACATTACAATATCAGCATCTTGTTCAATTGATCCGGAATCTCTCAAATCTGAAAGTAATGGGCGTTTGCTTGAACCTCTACTCTCTACGTTTCTCGATAATTGCGATAAAGCTAAAACCGGAACATTTAAATCCTTTGCTAAGTTTTTAAGCGATTGCGAAATTTCAGATATTTCTTGCTCTCTATTTCCTATTTTTTTATTTTTAACTTTCATTAATTGCAAGTAATCAACGAAAATCATTTTAATTCCTTTTTCTCTTTTTAGTTTACTGCATTTTATTTTCATTTCTATTGGCGATAAACCACTTGAATCATCGATTATAATAGGCAAACTCGCCAATAAATCAGAACATTCTTTCAAATAAATCAATTCCGATGGAGATAAATTATAATCTCTGATTTTAGTATTATCAATTCCAGAAATTATACTAAGCATCCTTGCGATTATCTGTTTTTCGCCCATTTCAAGACTAAAAAAGATACACGGAATATTATTTAATCCACATTCCAAAACCTCGTTTAAAGTAAAAGCAGTTTTTCCGGAGCCAGGTCTTCCGCCTAAAATTATCAAATCTGTATCTTGATAACCATTCAGTTTTTTATTAAGTAATGTTAGTGAAGATTGTATTCCCGACGTATTGTTTTTAGAAGTTTTTAAATAAGAAATTACACTTTGTTTGAAATCGCTCTCTTTACCAATATCAACCAAATCGGTAACTTCGCCAAGGTCTTTATATGCTTTTTCAAGTAACTCAAAAACATCAACGTTTTCGTCGTAAGAATCTTCTATTATCGAAGAAGAAACCCGAATACATTTTCTCTGAATGTACTTTTGAAGAATAATTCGGCAATGAAAATCGATGTGAGCAGAAGAAGAAATCTTCTGAGTAAGTCCTATTAAATAAAAATCACCTCCGGACAATTCTAATTTCCCAAGTCTTTTTAACTCAGAAGAAACGGTAAGTAAATCAACGCCTCTATTCGATTCGTACAAATTAAAAATAGCCTCGTAAATATGTTTGTGAGCATCTTTATAAAAAACGTCAGCAGTCAATAAGCTAATAGCTTCATCTACACCTTTTTTATCAATCATCATTGCGCCCAATACCGCCTCTTCAAGGTCGATGGCTTGTGGTGGTAATTTTCCTTTTTCAAGGTTAATTAGCGTCGTTTTATCTACTTTTACTGGGATTGAACTCATTATGTGATTCTTTTTCTTTTATTTGGATCGGGAATAAATGTATTTTGTTTTATCGGATTTACCGATGTATTCGCTTTTGCTAATAATACCGATATTTTCTCTCTAAGCTTTTTTGTCGATAAAATATTTGGTTTCCAAAAATCGCCTTCTTTTGAATTTAAAAAATCGTAGGCTTGCCGTATTTGAATACTTGTGATTTTATCTTTTTCAAACATCAGTCTAATTGGCTCGACGAAATTTTTAAAATTTGCTAATTCCAATTGAGTAGTGGGCGATTTTTTTTCTTTCAGATTTTTAATAAAAAGCAATTGAAAACTAACTGCGGTTTTAAAATAAAAAATTGTTTCCTTAGAAGTTTCGATTTGATTTTCTTTGAATAATAAAAAATTCTTGTCGTCGGAAATTTTAATTTCTGACAAAAGAGAATTATTAAGTATTTTATTTTTTTCAATATCATTAACACTATCACTTACACTTACACTATCAGTAGACGAAATTGAACGCTCGTTGAATTTCGTTGAATTTCGTTTTCTTATTTCGGCACTTTTAATTCCGGCATTTTTACGTTGTTCGGTTTGTTGTTGCCATTTTAATAAATCCCTTTTTAAAGTAGATTTTATTTGTTCGAAAAGGGCGTTTATAACATAATCTTCTGTAATTGGATTTTGATCGTTAACATAAGAAAATATATGTTTTATAAGTTTACCAGCTACTTCATCTGGCAATGCTTTAAACATACCTTCCCAATCAGAATATGCTATAAATGATTTTTTACCTTCCGCCATTTCTGTAGTCTTTAAAATTATCTCTTTTTATGCTATTACAAGTATTGCAAAGGGTTTGTAAATTTGATACTTTATTTTCTCCTCCTTTTGAAACCGGAATTATATGATCTATTTGTAACTTATCAATACGACCACATTTTAAGCATTTTTTATCTCTGTTAAATATAAATTTTCGAATATTTTTTTTACCAATAAACGCTTGTGCTATTCTTCGAGGTTCTAAATTTTCTAAATCTTTTATCTTGTAATAATTTTTATAATAATGCTTAAACATTTTTGAAATTATTTCTCTTTCATAAAAATCAATTTCTTTATTTTTTCTCATTAAAGATAATTGCTCAGACAGTCTATTATAAGCATCTGGCTCAAAATATTGTAGTCCATATTTATCATTAAATTTGATATTTACAGAAATACACAATTTTAATTTATCAATACTTTTCAAAATTTCAAAATTTAAAGGTCAAATCCAAGTGCGTGCTTCATGTAAAAAACTTCAAGCGGTTTCCAAGCATTAGAAGTCATTCTGTTGCTGATAGAGATTTTATTTAAACCCAAAGCAACTCCAAGTTCTTCTTGGGTCATTTTACGTCTTGAAATCTCTATTTTCACTTTCTCAGATGTTGTCAGTCTTTGTTCCATAATTTTTTATTTAGCAAATATATAAATAATATAATAAATTACAACAAATGTAATTAATATTTTTAACTAACACTTGTTAGTTTGTTGTATAATTCAACTGCTTTGTCTTTTTCAGATAATGGCAGAATATGATTTGCGAAAGTGTACGGATTGGAAAATTTATTACATCGAGTTTCCATAATCCTATCTAATTTAATTCCGTGATCTCTTTGGATTTCCGAAACTCTTGTTCTGAACCCAGATAAATAAGGGAAAGAAAAAATTGAAGTTTTCCCTTCGTTAATTAATTCGAATAATATTTCTTGAATATTAGTCTTTGGATAAGGTAAGTTGTGTGTATTTTTCATATTTTTTACATTTTTTTTACGTTAATAGAGAAAAAAAATTACGTCAATTTGTCGATTAGAAAAATCTCCGAAACTTTCCATTTATGATTTGATACTCTTGAATTAAGTGTAGGCCGAGTAATGCCTATTTTTTTACACAATTCCTCGTCAGTATAAGATAGTCTTAGTCTTTGTGTTTTAGCAGTAGCTTCTAATCTTGTCATAATAAATTTACAATTTTGATTCTAAAAATAGCCGACTACTAAATTTCATCGGCTTGATTTCTTTTACAAATGTAGTAATTATATATTATAAAACAATAATTATACAACATTTTTTTTGTAAATATTAAAAAGGAAGGTCAGAATCATCTTCATTTTCTGGAAACGGACCATCTGCAAACGAATTACTTTGATTAGCTTGTGATCTTTCTTGACGAGGTGCGGAATCGTTTAATTTTTCAACACGCCACCCTTTTATCGAATTGAAATATTTGGTTTCGCCTTGCGGATTCACCCATTCCCTTCCGGCTAAATTTATTGACACTTTTACGTCTTGACCAATTTCCAAATCGTTTAATAAATCGCTTTTATCTTGAACAAATTCAATCATAATAGACTGAGGATATTGCTCGTCGGTCGTGACTACTAATTCACGTTTTTTAAAAGCCGGAGTTACTTGCTGCTCCGGACCAACTACTTTCACTTTTCCAATTACTTCCATTTTATACTTGATTTAATTTGTAATTCTTGTAATACTCCAATGCTTGAGGGATTTTCGAAAGCATTTTCGCTTCAACATCTGCGTCACGAGTGATTTTAAAGATTTTAACCATTTCTTCTTTTGAGTAAGCCGGATTGTTGGAATAAATCATATTTGTTTCAATTTGCTTGTAAACACGTTCTAATTTTTTCTCCAATAATTCAACTTCCTCGTTGGTCATTCCGTCATGGTAATACTTGTAGAATTCTTTTCTTTTCAAAAAAGTTACAATGTGGTCTGGCGCATCCGTCAAACAATAACAAAGCCACGCTTCTTCAACGTCGTAAAGATACATATAGCATCTAAGTTGGTATTCGTACACGTTGCTGAGTTTCCCGTTTTTAAAAGTATTTGGATCCCATGAGCATTTTACATCGACAACGGTTTTTTTGCCATCGATAATAAAGAATCCGTCTGCTTCTCCGGTAAGGTTGTTTTTATAGACGCGATCCTCGTTTTTAAGAATTAATTTTCCGACGTGGTCAGAAACTATTCCAAGCCCTAATTGTTCGTTAAAAAGACCTTTATTGACGTATTTATTATCGAGTTCTCCGTAATAGCCACGCTCATAGAGTAGCCAAATTTTTTCGATTTCGCTCTCGGCGGTGTCGGAAAGTTTAGGCGGAGCGTCACGTCTTGCCTTTAAATCTAAATAGGTTTTTCGCTGCGGTTCGGTAAGAGGTTTTAACCCCTCTCTGATTCTGTCTTCAAAATCAGAGAGTGTTTTTGCTTGTGTTTCGGTCAAGGCGGAACCACGCGCTTCAGTCATTAGGTTTCCGAAACTTGAACTTCTAAAATAAACTTCACTTAAATTTTCCATAGCTTACTTTTTAGGTTTTAACGCAAGTTTTTTATCTGAGTAAAGAACCAATAATTCGTGGTCTTCGTCGCTGATTCCAGGTAAACATTCTTCTAATTCCGCAATTGTTTTTGCAAATTCAATATGCTTGATTATTCGCTCTCTTTGTAGGTTTTCATTTACCGCGCCAACTTCCAACGGAACCTCGTTGTTGTCTACGTATTGAGTATCAATATCAACCGTTTCTTCATTTACGAAATTATCATTTCTGATAACCGCTTGGTCAGAAACCAATGCTTTTTGAACTGAAGTTGACAACGGAGCATCTTTCGATAAGTGCAATTTGATAACTGTTTTAGAAGCCATTTTTGAAAATTGGTCTTTCCAAAGTCCGGTTCCAAACTTCTTGTATGTTTGAGAATAGGTTTTTGCATGAAGCTCAACCTCTTCTTTTGTCATATAAAAAGTACTTTCAAATCCATTGACTAATTTGAAGTAAGAAATAAATCCAACAACGGGTTTTGATAAACGCTCTTTATCATCTTGAATCCAATTGAATTTTATTTCTCCAGTCATTCTGTCAACCGATTGAATTTCTCCTTCTCGAACGTCGCTATCGTTCATTTTTAAGAATTGTCCGGAACGCATTGCAAGTTGTTTCAAGCCTTTAGCCGACAATTGAAATTGCACCATCACTTTGTAACTTCCGTCCGCTTGTTTTGTGTTAAACGGCACTAAAAAAGCGTGGCCGATACTTGGATTAATTGGAAGGTCGAGTGTGGCAGCCATTAAAGCTGCGGTGTAAAGAGAATTCTGATCCGCATTGGCTAATTGGCCATTTGAATTTACCACGGAAAGAATTGAGGAAACAAAAGCAACGCCTTTGTCTTTATCGCCTAAAACCTCGGCGAATTTTGCTTTGATACTATCTTTGTTTAAAAAGTTAGATAATGCTTTTACTCCTACTAACGGAGCTTCTTGTTTTTGAATTTCTGTTGACATACTATTGTTTTTTAAATTTAATTAATTGTTCGTGACTAATTTTAGGAGATTTTTCGGTTCCTTCAAAAATGATTTCACCGGATTTTTTCTTTTTATAAATAGTAGAACGAGATAATCCACTTAATCGGGCGAATTGAGAAATTGAGTAATTTTCAAATGGCACAACTTTTATGGTTACTTGTTCGTCGGGGCGGATAGTTATGATTCTTTCTTTCATTATTCTTGTTTTTTAGACGGAACGTGATAGTGTTCTTTTAAGAACGCAAGAAAAGTCATTCCGTGAAAATCAGTATGCCATTCATTCCAAATAGCATCCCATCTGTTAACCTTTCCAATATTAAATAACGCCGATTTTGGAGCAGCAGCAACTTCGTGTACATCATCCTCTTGGTCATTCGCTTGAACAAATCTTTCTTCAATGATTGTTTCTGTTTTTGAAGCGAGTGGCTCAGATTCAAATACTCTTTCGGTTTCACCATTTGCAAATTTAGCTTCTTCTTGCGTGGCTAATTTCGGCTCTTCTTCAAATTCTACTTCTTGGGCTATGTAGACTTCTTTTGGCTTAACAAACTTCAACAAGTTATTCAATTCAGTTTCAAAACCATTGTCTGAATAGTTTTTCATTGCGTTTATTAATTCCGAATGTTTTGAAACACCAAGAATAGGTAATAAAGAATCTAAATCAAGTTCCAACTCATTCAAACGATTAACTCTTTCTTGGTACTTTAGTTCGGATAATTTCTTCTCAAATTCAGCCTTTTCTTTTTCAAGTTTCGCTTCCGCCAAACGTTGTGTTTCTTGCTTAGAAACGAATTCTATTTGAGCGTTTAAACGATTTTCAATTGAAGTGTACTTCTCGTCAAATTCACTCTGATAATGTTTCAAATTGCCCAATTTAGCTTCTTCAAGAGAATCTCTTAAATCGGGAGAAATATCTTCAAATTTCAAAGTGTCGATATTGGCGTTCCAAGTTTTCTCGAATTGCCCAATTTTAGCCATTTCCGACTTTTTCTCGTCCAAAACAATATTGTCAAGGCGGATTTTTTCTTGCTCGGTAAGCGTGGCGATTTTTGAATTTAGCAAATTCGTCAAATACGAAACTTTATCAGTAAATAAAACTTCGTACTCTTGAAATTCAGAAGCATCGACAACAGAAACACTTTCATCGAAAGTTTTTTGACACTCTTTAATGTTTTCAAATTTGATAAGCGAAAAAGCCTTTTCCCAAGTATCGCCAAATTCGCCAATTGATTTTTTAATACCATCAATACGTTCTTGCTCCAAACGAGCTTTTTCAACATGCTCTTCTTCTTTTTTAGTTTCCCAAGCCGTAACTTTCTCTTGACGAAGCGTCTCTTCTTTTTTTACGTCTTCAATCAATTTGTCGTACTCGGTATTTACAACACCCAAGACGTTATTCTTAATTCGATCGGCCACGTCCTTTTTTTCTTTTTCCAATCCAGTACGAGTTGTTTTAACTGCGGTACGGCTTTTCTTGGCTGATTCATAAGTAGCGTTATCCGTAATTTCAACTATCGGATTCGCCTTAATAACCGCCTTAATTTCTTCTTTTTTACCGATGAATTCCGGTAATTGCTGAACATCAAATTTTGTGAAGTCGATAATCGCTACTTCTGCTGTTTTTACTGTTTTTGCCATTGTTATTGATTAATTAATAATGACAAAAGTAAAATAAAAAACAATATGAAACAATAAATTGTATTAAAAGTTTTTAAAAATCGTTTCAAATCGATGTTTTTTAAGTCGGAGTAAACATTTTCTTACAATAATGTAAAGCCTTGAAAACATTGAAAAAGCTATGTAGGTCAATAGATTCCTTAAAAGAATACATATATTGACATATTTTACAAAAAATAAAAACACAAAATTGTATCAAAATTGCGTCACGTTTAAAAATATTTCTATATTTGCCAATAATTAATCGATTGATTATAGAATTAACGTTAAAACTACACGCTGGTTGCCTATTTACTCCAATGCTTCGGCAACTAGCTTGTAGTGATTGTTATATTCTCGGCTTTTTTAAATATAAATATAAACTTAAAAAATAAATAAAATGACATTTGAAGAATTTGATAAAACAGGATGGACTGGAAATATGAAATGTATATTCCAAGATGAAGAATACGGAATTGCTACAGTTGACTTTGAAGAAAGATTAGTAGGAATTTATGAAATGATTATCGGTGCTGAAAGTGAGGATGATATATCGTGGAAGCGTTGTGAAAACATAACAATATTACAGCCAGAGTAGCTTTGGTTACAAAGTTGCTCGAAGCTGGAATATAACTTCCGAGTGCTTGTGTTCAGTAGCGTTCTGACACACACTATCGTTTCGGTTTAAGACTGAACATAAAAGAAAACGCAAAACATTAAATTAATAACTGCCGTAGCTATTGACACAAACATGTGTTAGCATTAGTGCGGTTCTTAAAACTGAAATACTATGAATTGCAGATGGATTGAAATAGATAAATTCGATTTTGAAAAAGAAACTGATTTTGATTGTTATATTTTTATGGACAACAAAGTTAAAAAAGCAAAGTTTTTAAAAAATACTTTTTCTTTTAATTACGGTTTTTGTGGCAGAAAAGTGCCAACCCACGTTATGAAAATTCCAATTCCAAAAGAGCCTAAAATATCTTTTGAAAACAAATTGTAGCATTGATGCTAACGTTATCTCGCTTGGCGAGGTTGGGAAAAATAAGCCCGAATAATTAAATTTAAGACTAAACAATGAAAGTACAAGACCAACATCAAATTAAGCCCGAAACCCAATCTTGCCAAACGAGTGTTACAGGAAGTGCGGTTTTTCACGGAGATTGTCTTGAAATAATGAAAACCATTCCTAATGGTAGTATTGATATGATACTTTGTGATTTACCTTATGGAACGACTGCTTGTAAATGGGATGTAATTATTCCTTTTGATAAATTGTGGAAGCAATACGAAAGAATTATAAAAACAAATGGTGCTATATTATTATTTGGTCAAGAACCATTTAGTAGTGCTATGAGGTTAAGCAATATAAAAGATTATAAATTTGATATTATATGGAATAAAAAATTTGCTAGTAATTTTGCACAAGCGAAAAAAAGACCTATGAATATACAGGAAAATATATGTGTGTTTTATAAAAAGCAACCTACTTACAATCCAAATATGACTAAAAGAGACAACCCAATAAAAGCTACAAGCGGAAGCACATTTTCAGAGGTTTCTATGGTTAAAAACTATAATAGTATAGAGAATAAAATTTATGACTTTAAATATCCTGAAAGTATAGTATTATTTCCTAGAATATTAGGAACTTCAAAAGAAAAAACAGGACACCCTACACAAAAACCCGTATCTCTTTTTGAATATTTAGTTCGCACGTACACAAAAGAGGGTGAAACGGTTTTAGATAATTGTGCGGGTTCTGGAACTACTGCAATAGCTTGTATCAACGCAAATCGTAACTACATTTTGATTGAAAAAGAACAAAAGTACTTTGATATTATAAATGAAAGAATTGATAAGCACAAACAACAACGAGCAGGAGAATTTGATTTTGAAAACGCATCGTAGCATTTCCTGTAACTACTATATGTGCAAGAATTAAATACAAACCAATAAAATCAATATATAAGCCAATGAACATTCCTAAGCATCTCGAAATGTATCGGAAAGATTTACAACTAAAAAACTATTCCGAAAACACAATTAAAAACTATTGCTTTCAAGTTG